GACAGGGCGGTATTCCACCTCGCGGCCAGGGTCCAGGAACGGCACGTTGCGCGTGACTTCCATTTCGTGCTGGATGTGGCGGTCAAGGAAGATCGCTTTCATCTCGGTCATGCCAGGAACAAAAAGGTGTTTTTCAGTCTCCACGGCCACTTCTTTGTGGGCAATGCCTTCGAAGGAGCTCGGGGCGAAGGGACCAGTTTGGAGTAATGCTGGGAATGCCATACCCTCAAATACGAGAACGCCCCGGTTTTTTAGGCCGGGGCTACTTCTCTATGGGCCAGGGGTTTAGGCTGAGGTGACGCCAGTTGAGATCGCGAACGCGCTGTAGTTCATGACCTGCAGAGTTTCGTAAACCGAAACCAAGAAGCTGAACCTCTGCGGCGAAGCGACCGCCGGAGCGATCTCCTGAGCAACGTAGCCCTGGATATTGTCATTCGGAGCAAGCTCGGGGAGTTGCACCTGCGGCAGAACGCTGACCTGAGCAGCGGGGGTGCCATCTGCGACAGTCATCGAGCCAAACACCATCGTGCCAGCCGGGAGGAACCGGGACACCTTGACGGGGATGACCTCTTGCGTGATCGGATGGACGTAACCCGTGACCGACACACCCAGCGTCGCGCCCTCGTTCTTAATCATGAATCGAATATTGTTCGATCCCGATTGAGCGAGCTTGCTCAGGCTCTTTGCTTCCTGCGCGCTGATGAGTAGGTACTGACCGAAGCCGCCATTGTTCCAGACCCGCGTAAGCTGCTGGTCGATGTGGGCAAGAGTCAACGCCCCAACGCTAGTCTGAATATTCGCCGACGCTGCGCCACCCGTGACAAGCTTCAGGATGCCATCAAAGGACAGAGCCGTGCTGCCGTCGCCCCAGGGCTTGTTGGTCGCAGTTGAGTCACCATGAAGCAGGCTGAACTCCTCAAGCCGCATGACTCGCTTGAGCGCGTTCGTCTTCTCCAAGGCCATTTGGTGCATGAAGTTGGCGCCCGTCGCCATAGCGAACTGAGTGACGGAGCCAAGTTGGCCCATCAGCTTGTAGTTGAACTGGCGGTTGGCGTAAACAGTCGTTGCCTCTTCGGGCGCGCCGGTTTCCGCGAAGAACGACTGCAGGGCGGTCGTGCTCTCAGGATCATAGTCCGAAGTCTTGATGACTGCCTGGCCACTAGTCTGCGAGTTCAGTGACGGCCCAGAGGCAAACGTCAGAACCGTTGCAGTCTTTGCGGTGATTGGGCCATAAGCCGTCGAACCGTTGACCAAGATCGATTCACCCACAAAGAACCCAGCCGTGTTGCTCACAACAAGGGTGTTTGCGGCGTTGGTGGTGCCACTCGTGGTCGTCGCGGTGCCCAGCCCAGTGCCAAACGAGGTAATCACCCGCGTGTTGACGCTGGTGCCAGCCCCAGGCTTACGCGGAAGCAGATTCCGGAGCGGGGTGTCCACCGGGATCAAAGCGCGAGCCTGTTCCTCAAGGTTCTCGCGAACCGGGAAAGCGGTCATCGAGCTAGTGATGCCGCGCATGATTTGCGCAAACATCGCCTGTGCCTGAGTGTCGTTGAAATCGCCACGCTCAAGGGCGGCGAGGTCGTCAGCGGTGAACCCTCGGGTGAGAATCTGTTGGCTTTCGACCTGCAGATGAGCCCCGTAGTCCTGAGGATCAAGCCGCAGAGGTTGGATTTCAGAAGGATTGATTCCTAGTGCTGCAATGTTCATCTCTGTAATGTCTCTCTAGTTTGAGGCTGCCGTCTGCCGCCTTACCCTAAAATACGAGGCGGATCAAAGCCCCCCTTCGCGCTTGAGCTGGTCGATGCGCACTGATGCCCTCGTCCGCTCATCGTCGGTGCTTTCATCATTGAGCCCACTGAGGATGCGATTGATCTCCGCGCGCGCTGTTTCGCGCTTGTCCTCGTCCGGCTTGATGCTTTCCGAGAACTGCCGAATGAGGTGAGTGGCGGTAATCTTTTGGGGCTTCGTCTGGTCTGGGTTGGGCGTCACGTCGATCAATGCCTGCAGCCGGGCCACCTCGGCCTTCGCCTCATCGCGCTCCGTTTCCGCACGGCTCACAAGTTCTCCTGCAAAGTAGTGAGCAATCGTGGTGGGCAGTGACCCGGACTCTGCACGGTCGATGTCGGGTTTGCCGAGCAGCGGCGCAATGTAGTCACGCACGTCGTCAAACGCGGCCCGCACTTCTGCCTCGATTGGAGCAGCATGACTCTCGCCGTAGAACAAGCCCCACACAAATGAGTCCAGGACGTTCCATGCCTGCCGGGCAAGCGTCATCGGCTCGGCATCCTTGATCTTGTCAGCAAGCTCCCCACGACATGCGGCCCATCGTTCCGCCTCTACCGCTGGGGTCTCTGCTGGGGTAGTTTCAGGCTGCTCTGCGACGGGGGTGTCTTCGGAGGACGCATCAGTATCCTCCACCTCGACTACTTCGTCGCCATCGCCATCTGCGCGGCAAAGCTCAAACCGGGTCTCAGGATCGGCCGGGCGGTCCACCAAACTGGTTTCAAACCACTTGCCGGTAACGACGCGCATAACGCCACTGTCGAGCTTCTTTGCCTTGGAAGGCTTGACCCCAATGCTGAACCCTTTGTAAACGCCAGCCTCGACCTTCGACCATGCTTCATCGTCCACGATCTCAGCCGTCATGAAGCAGCCAATGTCGTCCCACTCGACTCGGCTGACACCTACGGCGCGCTTCCCATGCATCTCGCGCACATTGGACCATTCGAGGTAGCCGGGGGTCATGGCCTCCATCACATCTCGGGGGATGTCCCAGCCGTCGCCACAGTCCGCCGTGCGATAGCAGTACCCGGCAACAGTCCGGGCTTCTTTGTCAACGCGCTCGATCTCAAAACCGCGCTGGATGACCTGAACGGGCATAGTCTTGGTAGCCATGCCCTAAAATACGAGGCTAGTCCTCTGGCCCTTCTTCGTCGTCGTCTTGAGGTTCTAGTGAGGCGCGGCTTTGGCGTGCGCAATCTCGTCACCGCCCTCAATCGGGGGAAGCCCTGCGCGCTTCCTTGCCTCATTGGGGGTCATGTATGCGCCACCGGCAGCAGTCGTCAAGAGCTGGGAGAGTTTCATCTGCTTGTCCAGGTCGTCGTCAACGTCCACACACTCGATAGAGCCATACCCGAGACGCAGAAGCAGGTCATCGTAGAACTCCTTTCGGAGCATCAGCAACCGGCCGACGCCCGTGCGTTGGCTTGACTTCATAGCCCCGTCCTGCGATGTCTTGTACTGCTCACCGACATACCCGATGCTTGCGGGTTGGACTTGGAACAGGGAGCAGATTCGGCGGACCATCTGCGTCTCAAACTCGGCAAAGTCCTGATCCCGGCGAGAGTAATCGCCCAGCTTTTGCGACCCGCCAGGGAAAAAGGCAGTCTGCTGACGCTCTGAATGCGCCACCCTCGAAGCGTTGTAATAGTCGCTGAACTGCTTGATCTGCTCAACAGACCACAGGTCCGGCAATGTGAAGATGTCGCCACCTCTAGCGGTCCCCTCGGTTAGCCATGAAGCGTTCCAACTGTCCACGTTTAGCAAGGCGAGAACCGGGCGAACGCACATCTCCACCAGACTTTCAAAGTAGGGCTTATCGGTCTGAGGGACAAGCCCGTCAACGCGGATTTCTTTGGGCTCAAACCGGGCAATCTGCACTCCCTGCACCCACTGCTCGAAAGGGTAATCCTCAACTGGCCACCCCTGGGCGTCCACCCGGGGAATAATGGTCGCGGCATCGATGGCATGGCATGACAACACTTTGCTCCCGAGGCTATGTTGATACCACACGGCGTAAGAGCCAAGGACCAACATGTCCTCAAGGAACTTTGCTTCGAAGACACGCCGGGTCTGCGCGCCACCCAGGGGGCCAGTGTCCGAGACCCACGCCATAGCCCTGGTAACCTCATCGCCAGGATCTGCGTCAGGGTCGCGGGGCTGAAACTTGATAGGCGTAGAAGCCACTTCTGTTTTGAGGTATTCAATAACCGAGCGAAGCGGGTCGAGGTACTTAGCCCATGCCCTCAGTTGATCGGCACTGTATGTGCGCGTCGGGGGTTTGCGCGGGTTGGTGGTGATGAAGAACTGCCACGGATAATCCAGACCAAAGGGCCACCCAGAGTGTGCGGGGCTGGCCTGTGAGGTCAATGGGTTGTTGACCGGCTGGCTTGCGATTTGCATCCGCTCAACAGCAGCGGTAGCTGCAGCCTCGGCCGCCATCTTGATATTCTGCTCAGATTGTGATCGGCTGACCCAAGGGAGACGCATGCCCTAAAATACGAGCCTACCCCTGCTTTGGACCGAGCCCCAACGCAAGAGCCATGCCGACCTCACTTGTGCCCCATGCGCTTGCCTTTGGCGGACGGAGCTTGGTCACGATGCTCCGAAGTGCGTCCAGCCTGTGATAGGTCGCTTTGTTTGCAATCCGTTCTGTGGGGTTGTTGTGGTCATCCAGTTCCCTGCTGTAGCTGCTGATTTCACCCAGAAGCCCAACCATGTCCCTGGGGATAATCAAGTTCTCCGTCTTGAGCGCTTCGTAGACGCACTGGATCTGCACTTCTACCGAGCCTGGCCCCGAGTAGGGCGGTTCATCCAGCATCAAACCGCTCTTCCGGTACGCTTCCCGCCAACCTTCTTCCTGGTGGCTGCCCGCTGCGCCAGGACGCAACGAATACCCAGAAGCCTTAACCGCTGCTGTGTTTTCGTCAACCGTCCGCGCCTCCGGGCTTAGATACTCGAAGCAAGGGTAGAGCACCCCCGACGGGGACTCTGCGACGAGCACGAACGCGGTGTTATTGTTGCCGAAGTCGCCACCGGGGTAGACCTTCCAGTCTGGTGGAATCGGAAAACGTTCGCACACGTTGCGGATCGGATCAAAGCAATCGTAGATGAGCCCCGCTGGTCGTGTGAACATGCCGAGGTACATCATCTCCCACTTCCAAAGCGGCATCCCCGCTGCAAGTTCGGCGCGGCAAACTTCTTCGCTCACTGTCGGGTTCATCCAACTGGGCCAGTTGATGACCTCAATCCCGTGCTGACCATTCTTGTCCACAAGGTCGTCTTTGAACCAATCCCAGGTGTACGGCGTCGTGCCATAGAGGCACCGGCCATACCCGGCGGTTCGGGCTTTCAGGAGGCGACGGCTCAAGGCTTCGTTGCTTTCGCGTTTGGCTTCTTTCTGCCCCACCTCATCGACCACCGCACAGCATGCGGTCAGGGATTCCAGGTTGCTCGAATCATTCATGTAGGCAAAGTTCACCGTGACCTCGGCATGCGTGAACCCAAACACCTCAAGAAGCCCTTGACGGTGGAACTTGAACACAGGGCTAGGGCTGCCAACAAACTCCCCAAAGCGCAGAAAGTGCCTCTTGAAGTCTGGGATGGCCTGTTTACCCATGAGGGTCATGGTTGGCCCGCCGTAAATGGCACGACCGAAGCCCTGCTCGTAGATCAGCGGGGCACACCGAGCAAGCTCCCGCAAAAGCCAAGGGGCCTCAATCGCAGTTTTGCCGCCCTGGGTGCCCGCACAAGCAACAATCCTTTGGGCTGAGGACTCCCAAACACGCATCTGCCCAGCATGAAGCCATCTGGGAGGAGCCTCCCACCGCTCACGCCGGGCAAGTTCAGCTTTGATCTGTGCTGGAGTTGGAATCATGGGGAAGGCCCAATAGGTCCAAAGCCTGGGTTAAGTTTTCAGACGGAATGGCTGCGATATTGAACGCAACCCCATTGAGCCTTTCTCCGCCACTTGTGACATCGATCTTATCCCCGTAGATTTTGGGAAGGGCTTTGGCAAGAAGCCATTTCAAGGTGTCCACCCGCAACTTTGAACGCTGCACCGCTTCACCGTTGTACTTCCATCCAGGGTTGTCTGGGTCATGCATTCGCATCCAGTCGTTTCGCCCGTTGTCGGCAATGTCACGGATTTCGTCAGCCATTCCGTGAGCTTGGATAAGCCGGGCACGCGCGTACTGTTCGGCAAAATCTGAGTGCTCTCCTGACTGGTTCAATGCCCATTCGGTAACAGTGCTCTTGCTCGGGTATCGAGAGGCATCACTGCAAATTGCACTCAGAGTCTCGCCGTGGGCGATCCGTGCGAGAAGTTCCCGGATCGTGCTTTCGTCGTAAGTTCTCCCTGCCATCACTCCCACCCGAAAGTATCAACTGTCACACCCGCATGGTCAAGCAACGGAGCGTTAGCAAACTCCCGGTAGTACCGGTTCCGGTGCGTGAGATCAATCGCCTTGTTTTTGATGACCTTCGTGATCCACTTCGACAAGTCCTTTAGCTTCCCATCGTCGCGAATATCCATTCTCATGATCTCGCGCCACAGCTTTGTTCGTATCTCCTGCAATGCGTCATTCACCAGCTCCTCAACCATCCCCGCGGGGCCAGTCCTGAGCATATGGCGAACAGCCTCAGCGGCAAAGCCTTTGTAGCGGTGCCATAGCTGGTCAAATGCGTCACAGTCTCCCCGCTGCGTGGTTTGAACCAAGTCCATGTCAGTGCCCATACTCATAAAAACGACTCCTGAGCCCAAATTGTGATTCTAGTCTCGATGGCGGGCCGCTCACTGGGCTTGATGACGATAGAAAGCTCCTGAGCACTGATGATGCCGATCTTCCACGCGACAAAAACACACTCAAGAGTCGAGAGGTTATGGGTGGCCACGCGAAAGTTTGCGCTCTGCGTCTCACGCCATGCGAGCACATTGGCGGTGATTGCCTGAGCGTGCTCGGCTCTGGTTATGCCACCCTCCGTATGCCGTTCTTCCCAATCCGCACGGCCCGGACATACTGCCTCTCGGGCTCTGCTGCAGATTTGCGACGCATTGCCGGCCGAGGCAACTCAATCACCTGTGCGACAACCTCAAAAAGTGCATACTGCATAACCATCGCGACCGCCATCAGTGCCTCACGCGCCACCCTCGACCCACTTTCCGTACTGAGAATCGAAGGTCAACCCGTCCAGCATTGCCTCATAGCCGTATCGGTTCTTCTTCACGCATGCCGCGACCTCGTTGGTCATCTTGTCGCGAAGCAAGCAGATCATCATTTCGCTTGTGCTCTCGACGTTCTTGCAGCTGACAAAAATTGTAAATACCGTTGCATCTCTTGATTATCTCTTGATTTTGTTTTGATTCGACCTTGATTATGCGTATAATAGTTGTGTAGCCCCAGGGAGGGCGAAAAGGATAACTCAAATGGACAACACACTCACGACACAACAGGACCGCGTTATCATCGAGATCGGGCAATACGCCAACGACTGCGTGTACTACTCGCTGCCACAAGCCGTGGCTGATGAGGTTATCCCCATGGGATATTGCGGATGGGCTGATGCCAACACAACTGCTCACGTGGTCACCAATAAGCGCAAACTGCATAAATTGCTCAAGACTGAGGCTCAGACGAGATCGGACCATATGGCCCTTTTCGGTCGCTACTCGGTAAGCGACTACTACATTACGCCGATTGACTGCCTCGAAACAGCACTGCGCGTAATCCGAGGAGGGTGTTAATGAGCTACACCAACGATCAAGTTGACACCTACGGGCAAATGCTGGCAGTGCTGGCTCATCACTTGAGGACACGCAAAGTCGAGTGTGATGCGGCCCTAGCGACGGCTGTAGCGTCCCCAGCCAAAGGTTTTGCTTTACTCCATCGCGCCTTTGTCGCCAACAAAGGATTGGAGGGACCGGGGGAGGCCATGCTTGTCGCACTGATCGCGGAATTGCCTGAGCTCCCCGCACACCTCCCGATTGAGTCCCAGGGCCGCGTCTGGCTGGCGCATATGCGGCATCTGGGAGTTTTGCGTGATGCCCCGTGGATTGTTGGTACTGGGCACGGAGGGCGGCGTGTTGGGGCAGGTAGGAAACCAAACAGTCGGCCGTAATCATCCGTTCCAGACCTCCTCCGCCGTCTTGGGGCCGCCCGTTCGGGTCCAGCCGGTAGATCGATCGCAACTGGTGCAGTGGATGATCTGCAGTCCCACGTGAGAACACACCACCTTCTGAGCGGCATGACCGCAGTTGCATTGCTTGAGCTTTTGAGAAGGCTCCCAGGCCCGGAACTCCACCGTGCCGAGCATGAGCCCCAGGTGATAGCCAGGGAAAGTCGCCTTCGGGTGCCCAATGTGCCGCAGGAACTCTTTGAGCTGCTGCTCAGGAGTCATGCCCTCTTCCCCTTTGAAGATCACTCTTCGGCGCGGAGCGGGTTCACTCACCCACACATCGGCGGAGAGCGCAGGGAGGAGCCCCACGCGCCAACCGTGACCACATTCAAGCTCTATCCCGTCGTAATCTCGGCTGATCGGGTAGCACTCAGCATAGGGAATCATCTTCGCGGCTCCGGTGGACTTCGTTGTGCCCGTGGCTTTCCAGTCGAAGAACGCTTGGCAGGGAGGCCACTTCTGGGGAGGGAACTGGCTCACATGCTCAGCAAAGTCCCGCACGGCCGCAGCGTCGATGGCCTTGGACTTAAGCCGGGACACCCAGGACTCATGCGTCTCAGCCGCCTCCTGTTGCGTCTTGGGTGCTCCCGTGATCACACCATCCGACCGGAGCTGCTTGAAGAGATCCGCGATGGCCTTGCCCAGGGTGTCGCACATGTTGGCGTCGGGGTTGATGATGACCTCGCTCATGCCGCGTCACCAGCCTTGGCGATGGCGTCCCAGTCGATGCCCTCCGCATTCGCCTTCTTCGCCGCCTTGGGGTCGATGGTCAGCATGTAGCGGTTGAACCGATCCCGGAGAAGCATGGCGGGTGTGATCGAGAACACGCTGTTTTTGCCCAGGCTCTTGTCCGTCCGGAGCCATTCCACCATTCGGCGCAGGAAGTCATCCCACCCAGGCCAGTCCGGAGCGTTCACCACGTAGGGCTCGATCTTCTCCAGGGCCAGCCGGAACCCGGAGAGGAGGGCCGTATCCAGGCAGTTGCGGGCACACCGACTGCAAGCCGGGATACCGGAATCCGGGTCCATGAACAGGTCCAGGAACTGATCTGCCCAATGATCCCCCCGCGCGGCTGGCTGGCTAGCCTTTGGCTCTTGGTTATTGGCTATTGGCTCTTGGCTATTGGGGAGCTTTTCTCTGGGTTTCTGAAAACGGCTGTTTGGTTCCGTTTTGGTTTCGGTTTGGTTTTCATCCGAAAACCCAGAGGTTTTTTCTGGGTTATGGTTTGGTTCCGTTTTGGTTTCCTCTGGCTTTCCGTTTGGTTTCGAGGGACGTCCGCCTTTCCCGCCGTTCTCGGCTGCGCGGCTTGCCTTGTCTCTCGCGATCTGGATTTCCCGGTCGCACCGCTTGTGGTGCCAGAGTCCGCAGCCCTGCTCCTGGAAGAACTCCTGTAGGATGTCGTCCACCATCTGACGCTCTTCGGGCGACCGAGCTGCCACAGCTCGAGCAAACTGGTCAGCCGTCTTGGGGCCTTCGTCACGGTAGTAGGTGATCAGGATGCGGAAGTAGATGCCGTGCTCATGGTTGCTCAGGTGCGCCGCATCCCGAAGGTAGTCGCCGATATGGAGGGGAAAGTAGTTCATGGTCTTCCGTGAGGGCAGAGGGGCCCCGAAGGGCCCCAGACAGGTCAGGATTGGGCCTTAACCCACTTGATGAAGAGAGGGGCGAAGTGCTCAAGGGCGTACCGTTCAAGCTCCTCCTCGTTTTCCGGCATGGGGTCGGACTTGATCA